TTTTAGAATTACTTCAATTCCTGGTGGATCAAGTATTCAGGTTTCGGATCCAGCAAACTGGAGTGCACAGCTAGTTACGGGGAATAAACTGCATGTGGTGCGTCCGTATTTTGCTGGGACAAAAGAGCGTTATGTTCCATTGAGTTTGAATCCGACCTTAACTGGTAGTTCCACGCATAGCTCTGGCACAACGACAATCAACGTGCCGTCTACGAGTATGGCTGTTGGGGATATCATCATCAAAGATCAAATTGATGCGAAGGTTTCACTCGTTGCATTGACTGCTTCGGAAAACTACTCATCGATGACTTTTGATCGGCTAGAAGTTGTGGATGATGGATTGATGTATCCGAAGCCACAAAACGTACATGGTCATTGGTGGTTAGGCGGGGCGAGCAACACAGAGGCTACGAAGAATCGTCGAGGTGCAGCGGATTCTTTAGTGATGACGGGTACGGTTCCACAGACACAGAGCTTTTTTAATCGCCAGTTTGCTTCCGGGTTTTATACGAGCTCTGCTTATTATTCGTTAAACAATGCGTCTTCTAAGGCGATTTCAGCTGATGCAGCTACGAGTCCTTCAAACGGTACTGTGTCGGTCAGTATTTGGGTTTATCCGACTGCTACGATTCCGGGTGGAACGACTCGAACGATTGTTGGCGTGAACACTTCCACTCCAAACGGATGGCAGATTGATATTGGCTCAGCGACCACCAACGTTCCTAGATTGATTAACAACAACGGAGCGGTGACGATTACTGGATTAGGGACAGTGAACGTTGGTCAATGGAATCACATTGGGATGACTTTAGTTGAGGGTGGAGCCAGCGTGTTCTATTTAAATGGAGTTGCTTATCCATTTACTGGCGGAGCGATGGCGGATACGTCGAGTACGCTTCAACTTCGTGTTGGGATCTATTCCAACATCTCGGCTGCGGCGACGGATCTTTACTTGGCTGATCTGATCACTTGGTCAAACGTTTCTTTGACCGCATCTGAGATGCTGTCTCTTTGGAACCGTGGAACACCAAGGCGTGTGGGCGTGTATGATACTTACCGTAAGCGCTTCACCTCGACTGGCTTAGCTGGGCAAAAGCTCTCTATTGAGTCGACGGTTGCAAGAACCACAGATGCTGACGATTTAAGAATTAGTCATCTCGGCATTGCTTCTAGTTAAAGAAGTTAAGAAGTAGTTAACGCGTCATATTAAATATGAGACTCTCACCTTGTGGGTTTAGGCTGACAGGGTGGGGGTTTCATCATGGATGATGGCGCTGGAGCATTGGTTAAGTGGTCCAAGGTCTTGGACAAACTCGGCCTGATTTTCATCACCTCAATCCTTGGCTATGGTGTGGATCAAGTCAGAGATCTCACGGGTCTTGTGGATAGGATGAACACCAACATGGCGGTGATCCTTGTTCGTTTTGATTCCCAGACTAAAGAGATTAGCGAGCTTAAGGAGCGGGTCCTATTTATTGAGCGGCGTATTCACCTGGGATCTAATCGCTAGCTATGGCGCAACCTGACTGGCTACAAATACTTCCTGTTGATATCATCAAAGCAAAAGCCTTAAAGCACGGTCTTGATTGGCGATTGGTTGCTGCCATTTGCCAGACGGAATCTGGCGGTAACGCTTGGGCGATTCGATTTGAGCCTCAATACAAATGGTTTTGGAAGATCGAAGAATGCGCAAAAGCTGCTAGGGCAAGCGAGCCTACGATGCGTTCCATGCAGGCTACTTCTTGGGGTTTAATGCAAGTGATGGGTGCGGTTGCATATGAGAATGGGTTTCCAAAGAATCAGTTTGTGACAAGGCTTTTGGTACCAAGTGAATCTATTGAGTACGGTTGTAGACTTTTATCAAAGCTTTGGAATCGGGAACAGCAACTAGAGCGCATGATTGCGTCTTATAACGCTGGATCTGTGCGAATAGATCCGGTGAGTGGTAAGATGGTGAATGAGTACTACGTGAGTAAAGTACTTGGATTGATGGCTTTGATAAGACCATAAATAGATAACATGGAGTGTTAGATGCAACACAAGGATGCGTTGATCTATTTGGCCTTGATGGGCTTGGTCTCCTTGGTTGAGTATTGGCTGGGAAAGACAAAAAAGATTCGAGCGAACTCGATGATTGAGTTGTCTGTATTCTTAGCAGTGGGGTGTGTTGCCTTGCTGATTCAGGGGATGAAAAAATGCCAGAGCAAAAGCTTGAAGTAGTAGTAGGGACTAAAGAACTTAAGGACGTGTTGGATTTAGCGTTGGCTGTTGGGACGGTGATTAAGCAGGTGATGGCTGACGGCAAGGTTGGTTTAGAGGATGTGTCGACGTTTCTGACTTTGATTCCAGCGATTGGTCCTGCTGTGGAAAAGATTGATCAGATCCCTGGAGAGCTTAAGGATTTGACTGAGGCTGAGTTAGCAGAGCTTGTTTCCCATGTGATGGCAAAGCTTGCGGTTGATGACGCGCGCGCTCGCGGCATTATTCAAGCGTCTCTTAATGTGGCGGCTGCTGGTTTTGGATTGGTTAAGGCGATTATGGTTAAGTCCGAGCCTGTACCAACGCCTGCTTAATTGTTAAGATTTGGGAGTGAGTGTCTCCTTTTGATCTAGTTGCGGTTAGGCTCAGTGGTGAGAGATGGACTTGTTATGAAGAATAAGAAGCTTTTGCCACTGGGTCTAATTGTCGGTTTGGTAGCGTGTGCGATCCCTGGTGCTGTTAAGATGGATAGCGTGATGGCGCAGATCCAGATGCGTGACACTGTAACAGCTGGGGATACGTCTCTAATCGTTTCAGGCTGTGGGGCGCAGCCGATAGTTGGTTTCACTTATTGCCGTGTTCCTGATGGGGATTCTACGGCCTCTCGTGAGATTACGATTCACCTTCCATCGGTGCAGTGTATGCCGGTTGATCGTGGGGGAACGGCGACGTGCATTACTCTTTACGCTCTTGCACCCAATGGTCATGAGGTAAGTTGGGATGTACCCCGTGGAACATTGATTTGGAAAAAGACCCTAGGTGAAATTCTTGGATCTGAGACTTTTCACGTAGCTGACCGTGGACTTGTGAACCTACTCGCTGAGATTCGTTGGCTTGATCCGGATGGAAACCAGAGGGTGAGCTTCGCTGAGGGTGAGATTCGGGTGAGAGTACTTGCTCGTAACTACGAGGCTCTTAGGGCTACATCGTTTTCGGACAACGTGGTTTGGAGATGGCAGCAGGACAATCACCAGATGGAGATGACGGCGGCGTTGAGATCAAAGGTTACGCCGTTGAGTCCAGCTGTAGTGATTCCTAGACCGATCCCTAGTGCGGTGAATCCGCAGACGCTGAGTCATTGATGCCTATTGTAGAGTTAATCAAGGGGATCTTTGAGCTTACGATCTTGTTGATTGGTGAATGGGCGAAGAATCAAAAGGCTGCGAGGGAAAAGCGTGAAGCGATTCTTCGTATGGACGAGCTTGGGTCTAAGGCGCTTGAGACGATGCGATCGAAGGTGTTGGCGGAGAACGCGAGCATCCAGCGCAATGAGAGTCGCATAGACCAGATTCGCAGTGATCGTAGCAAGAATCCCTAGAGTGCTTAGGTCTGCGTTTTGGTCGTGTTCGTTTTACCTGCGCAGTGGTTACAGATAGGATGCCCGATCTCCGAGGCAGGCCTATTGAGTGAAACTCGTTGGCCACAGACGAAGCATTTTTCTCTGCAAGTAGCGATAACGAACACAACCAAAAGCATTGTGAGAAGGATTAGGAATTCGACCGAGTAGTCGGTTTGTTTCATTAGTTAGTTGAACAACAATGAATGCAACAAAAGTGCCTGTATTGGTTACGATACCAGAGTGGTGGCTGGCTTGTATTTGGGATCATCGACGGAGCAGACGATCCATTCGCTGCGATAGCGTCCACCCTTAAGGAAAGTGATTTGATTGGTGAGAGAGAACTTAAGGGCTTCTTTAGCACCGATTGTATCGACGTATTCAGCGATGGCATCATCGATGGCTTGGCCATGTTCAGCAAAGAAGAGATTGAGAGCTTCTTGAATGCGTTGAGCTTTCTTGTCTTTTTGATCTTTGGCCATGGCTAGAATAGTAAACGGTTTCTATAGGGAGTGAAAGTTGGAGCTAAGTTACGCACACAAAAAGATCATGGCGGCGATCCAAAAGATAAACGGAAAACCGACCACGATCTTGGGTATTGCAGAGGTTGCTTGTCTTAGGGATTGGACAGCAAAAAAAAGCATTCAAGAGCTGAAGGATGCGGGCTTTATAAGCCTAGAGCAGACGAGAAGAAACACACCGGGGGTGTGGAGAATTATAAACAAATAACAACTAGTTTATATGGAACGCATAAAACTAGTGTGTCTTTTGATCGAATTAGCAGTAAATATTTACAGTTTAATAGCCTTAGTAAAGAGAGGCTAGAAAGTAAAAAGCCCTGATCTCGCTTCCGTCTTTGGTTAGGCTTTCGCTTATCCACTTTCGGTCACATGATCAGAGCTTTTAGCCGACTACCGGTTCGGTTTAACCCGTTCTGGTTGCTGGTAAAGATTGTTAGAGAACAGGCTATTTGGTTTGGCAATAGGGAAATCGATTGGATTCCCTTGGAAAGCTTACCGTTGGGTTAATGGTCCTGGAGGGGATCCAAAAAAGACGGCTACTTTCCAAGGGTGCTTATCCATACAAGGGGTCAAGAGCCTGATCTAGCTGGACCGAAATCGTGTCCCTACATCTCGATATGAGCTGCTTTAGGAGTCCATCTAATCCAGGCCCGAGAGCTGTTTGCCATCCATCAAAACACAAGCGCAAGCCCTAAGTATTCCTACCATAAATCAAGAATAGGGTAGGAAGACTGAGGCAAGAAGCTGTGGTAGTGGCCGAGCCCATGGAAAACAAAAAAGACCTAGACCCCGAGAGACTAAACCTTCGAGAACTAGCCGGGTTAGAAATGTTAGAAGAGATTTACAAACTCTGTGAGCAACATCCAACTGGAAATGTTTACTTAGAATGCCTTGAGCAGTTTAAGCACGAGCTCTTACATAGAGGAAATGATTCGTATGAGCGGCGTCATGAGAGGCTTTTAAGTCTCAGTAAGTTTTTAAAAGACGTCGTCGAAAGCAAGGCCCCACCAGTTAAAGTAGGTGAATGGGGCAACCCACCGGACAGCGCTTGATTTAACTGCGGGTGGGGCTTGATACCCACTATCTGGCTTTCACTAACCAGGGGCGCTCTTTAGGTTTAATAAGTGGTTCACCAAATTAATGGGCTAATCACTTCCGGTGCGTGTCCATCCACGCCGCTGCAGTTTTCAAATGAAAGAGGCTGGGGTTGGACTTTAACCAACGACCTGCCGGACGTCTACGGCCGCTCTATCCTGAGCTACCCAACCAAAGAAAAGAAGTCCGGTGAGGGGAGACCTTGACAGCCTCATCGCCTCACCGGTAGCTCTTTAGTCGCTGAACAAAAGAGTATGGATCCGAGTTACATCCAAAGTCCAAGCTAACGCAACCCCATACTCTTCTTTGTTTTGGTAGAATGGGGTTGGGGTGTCTAAGTTGGTCGGTAAACACTGGAAAGAAATAACCAGAGATCTAAAATATTTTGATGAGAGACTTAAAGAAATTGGTCTCACTTTTTTCATAGCTAATAAAGATTCGGAATCAACTGGTGATTGGGATCTTTTTATAAATGGACCCAATGGATTTCATTTTAGTGCAACCAACATAAACCCGGTTAAAACTAGAGATTTGTTTTGGTTTATTATTAGGTTCCATGAAACCGATTACATAGAAAAATAGGGGCAGTTTAAACGAGGATAGCTGGCACAACTCGTTAACCTGCCAGGAAGAAGTACGGGGGAAGAATGATCCTCCCGGAGACGCCCATTCCTAAAACGTCTGAGCAATCAGATTAACTGGGCACTATTCAGTCTGCACGCCAAGGTAGCTCGAGGCTCATAAGTAGTGAGACGGGCTTAAAGAGTTCTTCCAGTAGCATGATGCGTACGCTGGAGGAGGGGGGACCAGTGCTCTACCGGTGTGGATCAGGATGGGGAAGTACAAGAAGAGGGAAGTAACGGGCTAATGGGGGGTCTTTGGTGGACCCCCACATAGCCCTTACAGTAACTCTTCGGACTTAATAAATTCTTAGGGCTCGGTTGGGTGATTTACAGAGCAGTCTTTAAAGAGACTGCTGTGTGAGCCACCTAACTGGGGAGTGAGTTAAGTCCCAGGCCGGAAGCAAACTACGACTCTGAATAGGGTAGGGGGGTTCTGATAACTATTGTCTAGAGCTCAAGATTTGATAGGGCAGCACGCATGGCAAAAGCTAAATGGTTAAGCCCCACAACGGTTGAGTGGGTTGAACGGTACAACCAGCGTGGCTCAAAACAGGCCTCTGATTACGTCGTAACTAGAAAGATCTGCCCAGCTCTAGAGCACTTAAGGCCCCACATGGTTAGCCATTATGGTCACTACTTGGAGGGTAAGTACTTTACCGCTAATGACTCCAGGATCGTCTTGAAGTTGGTTTACAATTCTTACGAGGTAACCCCAGAAAGATGCAGGCCTTTTTCTTTTCGTAGTCACCACGGTAGAAACATTAAGGTACAGCAATTTGATGACGTTAGAGTTTGTACGCCAACCCTGGTCGTAATCAGGGACTTGCGTAACACACCGCAGTAGTATACCGGCTGCCCGCATGGAAGCTATAAACCCGAACATGCTCAACCCTAGTATCCTCCATGCGCTGCCCGAGATCGCGCTGGTCTACACAAACCACAATATCGAAGACGCTGATATGATCCAGACCGTCCATGCTGGGCTTGAAACCACTGAGATCAAAGGAAAGGTCTTTGGCCGGAAACTAAAGATCGTTATTGAGTACGAGAGAAAAAGACCTACTCTCTAGCCATGGTCAAACCAGAGTTGCCTCAAAACCTGAAGTTTAGGGTCGTGCGCAAAGAAGACTCCCGCCTGATGAATCTGATCGCCTTCCTACTCCACCCAATCAACCCACACTTCATGACTGATTACTACACAACCATCGGCTCAACAGTCTATGCACCACACGGCGTCATCCCCGATGAAGTCCTTGCTCACGAGCTAGTACACGTAGCTGACTGGCAGAAATTCAACATCTTGTTCATGCTCTCTTACTTGCTGCTGCTCCCCGCAGGCATCACCATGAGAGCCTTCTGGGAATGGCGTGCCTACAAGGTCTCACTTCACTGGTGGGCCTACAACGACCTTGGTTGGACGCAAACCCAGGGCAAGGCATTCATAGTCAACCAGTTCGCCTCGAGCGCCTACGCTTGGATGTGGCCATTTAAAGGGCATCTAGAAAAGCAGATAGACAAACACATCGAGAATCTAATCAAGCAAGTGTGATGGAATTTGTCGTCAATCCCCAAGGCCAGTTCGAAGAAGGCAGCTACAGATGCTTTGTCTGTAAGATTGAAAACTTCCCCGATCAGCGCAACTACCAACGAGCTTCAGCCCAGATCATCGTCTACGATTACTACCAGTACTACTCAGAACATATCTGTGAGACCTGCCACGGCGTCGCCATGACTCAGCTTTATTCGCACTACAAACTCTGTAAGACCAAAGCTTAGACCATGAAAGGTTATCGCCATTACCACTACACCGATGGAAAAACCGTATTACGCATAGAGGCAAAGAGGCCACCAAGCGTTAGATCAGCTGGATGGAAGGGCACCTGGATAGTTTGGGAGTTAGAAAACGGAATCTGGGTAATGCCTTGTTTCCCAGAGATAACTCTAGCTTCAATACAACGCCTTCAATTTCTAGGTTCAGTGCCAACTCGGTAGGCGGGTCCTCATATTTCAGGCTTCCATTTTGCATGTAGTCATTGCATGGAGGCCCACATGGTTGTTTATAATGCGTCACGCAATGCTGAGCTCTATCGACTGTCTAAGGCCTGTACTCAAGCTGCCCAATTAATCAATACAGCCGGCGATGCTCTCGAGGATGTAAGAGAATCCCTCAACCGTCTCGCTCGTGCCTACCAAGAAAACGGAGACTATAACTACGGCTGGGACTCTGCCGAGATCGAAGCCTCTCGTAAGGTCCAACAAGTGATTGAGAAACTCTTTCAGGAAAAGGCAGAGAGTATTTATAAAACCATCGAATCCATCCAGCAAGATATCGAGGATGCATCCCAACCCGTTGATGAGTTGCAATCTAGATATCGTTAGGTTTACACATGGCTCATGAATGAAATCCAAGTATTCACACAACGCCTAGTCTCTCAATCAACTGCCCAGTTCATCGTCTCTGAATCAAAAGATATCGATGCGTTCATCGAGCACATTAAATCTGTGGTTCAAACATGCAAAGCCATGACACCCAAAGCAGCTCAACCTGTTTCATTGGCAACGAAGAAGAAACCAAAAGGTAAGAAAACACCCTGGAAAAAGGCTGATTCTACCAATCAAACAGAAACAGTTGTGACTGCTCCCGTGCAAATGACTCAGTCTGAGCCAGCTCCACAAGCAAAGTCTCTTGGTCGTGGGATTAAAAAAGATCCATCCCAGTGGTCACCAAGCTACAGAAAACTCATGGAATACAAAGCTCGCAAAGCCGCTAAGGCAGCCCTTGGTACGCCAAAATCTACGGTAGCAGCTAAACCACAAATCATCGAAGTGGCCTAAGGTCTAATCATGGAAGTCTACGATCCCAATGAACACAAGCAGGACCTAGTCCCTATTAAACACATCGAGACTTATCCCCTTAACGAGCTACTCGCTCAAGCCCAGTGGGTAGAGAATCAACTCATTCAGGAAATGGAAGATGGAATTCCAAACGCTGAATTAGAAGCCTATTTCTGGGAGTTAAAACAAGATCTCATCCCACGTAAAGTTGAGCAGATCGACTGGACCATCGCTGATTTAGAAAAGCGCACAGAGCTTTTAGAGCAAAGAATCCAAAGCCTAATCAAATACCAAAACAGAATCATCGAAGGAATCAATCGCCTTAAATCCACCATGCGATCACACATGATCTTAAACCATAAGAGTGAACTACCAGGTGTGACGATCACCTATAAGCTTAGCCAAGGAAAACCATCGGTTGTGATCGAAGACGAATCAAAGATCCCGGCTGAGTTTATCGAAACCAAAACAACGACCAGAGTGGATAAGCTAAAACTCCATGAAGCCTACCAGCGTGATGGATTCCCTCAACCTGGAGTTAGATTTGAGCCAGGCTTTAGGCTTATTAGGAGTCTTAAAATATGATCATCCCATTATTCGCTGTAAGTAACGGCCATCTTGTATTCAATGGCGGCAACAGCCTAGTCCAGCTTCTTGAGCTCGCACTCTATCTCACCGTGCTCATCGTCTTTGTGGTGCTACTAGTAAAGCTAGTTCAATTCCTACTCAACCAGCTAGGCATCTAAATATGGCGAACACCAAACCAACAACCAAAGCATTCCCACTAGCAAGAGAGAAGACACCTCTTAAGCTTGGTGATCTTAGGAATCTAAAAGCAGCCGATGACTACACCTTTGAGCTCTGGGATGAACTCCCTGATATGAAAATCCAGCGTGGGCATATCGAGATCGATCGATTGCGAAAGGTCTTAATCATTAAATGAATATCGATGTAGCTCTAATCCTAAGTCTAAAGCTTGCAGCGCTAGTGGCTGTAAGTATTGGAACCATCCTTTTAATATTCATATTGATACAACTAATCATTGTAGGCATGAAGGCGATCAACAAATGAAAGCAACACTCACTGCAATCGGCCTGCTTCATAAACCATTCACTCCACATACCTTCGCTAGTGGCGCCACCATTTGGCAGGCAGTCCTTATGATCCCGCCAAAGCCAACAAACAAAGCACGCCAGCCCGTGTATGCGAAATATATCAATCTCAAAGCATTCAAAGAAACCGGGCAAAAGCTTAGCCAAATTCCACAAGGCTCTAAGCTCTGGGTGTCAGGTGATCCCGAGGTAAGAAGTTATATCGGTAAAGACGGAAAAGCCTTAGGAGTGCAAGAGCTACTTGTCTGGGAATACGCCACAGATGAGCATAGTCAGCAAGCGGCACCCGATGAAACACCGGTCGTAAATATCAAAGAGATCACAGCCAATCTAACCGATGAGGATATCCCATTTTGAATAATCAAGATATTTTGTGGCTCCTAAAAAGTAGGTTGGATCAAGCGAGGATGCTGATTAAAGAACAGGCAATGTTGCCAGAAGTGGTTACTAGGCCACGTAATGAACCATATATGCACGGATTTGATACTTGTTTTGGTATCGTTAAAGATATTATTCGTCAGATAGAAAACCTAGAAAAAGAAAAACAGTAGTAGTGATGATCAATATTACCTATAAGCAAGCATTTAATGTATTAAAGAAAACCTTAGAGGATTTTCAACAAGCCAATGATGAGGCTAGAATCCTACCGCAGACAAACAAAGATCAGTTAAATTTAGCTTATCTTAACGGTGTTAACTCCTGCGTTCACTTCACATTGATGATGATAGAAGACCTGGAAAAACTGACCAAATAATGGTGATAGGTTTTCATGGAACAATTACATAATCAGTCGAAAGAAATTGGTGAGCTAGTCGCTGCGCTCGCGAAGGCTCAGCCAGAGTTAAGAAACCCTCACAAAAACAAGACAGCAAAGATCACCTCTACCAAGGCAAACTATCAGTACATGTACGCCGATCTTGGTGAGATCACCGATTCTTATAGACTCCCTTTGGCTATGCAGGGACTGGTCGTTTTAACCCAACTAACGCCGGGGTTTATTAGCGTAAAGATTGCTCACTCATCTGGGCAGTGGATAGAATCAATTGCTGAGATTCCAGAGGCAAACGATATCAAAGTTTTTGGAGCAAACATCACCTACATGCGCCGCTACTTAACCGAAGGCTTGATCGGCTTAGCAGCACAAGAAGATATCGACGGCGATCCAGACTCGGGAACTCTTAGCGATCAAGGCTCCCAATATAAAAGCCAATCAAGCCAGTCACAATCCCCAGCACCGACAGTAAAACCCAAAGATCATCAATCAGCCACTCGCACCATGCACCCATCTCTACCCCCCGTAGCGCAGCCTAAGCCCGCCACTAACTATTCTCCAGAGGTCCAGCCGATTGTGGATCAAATAAAATCTATGATTAGCGAAGCTAAAGCCTCTCAAACAGAGGTTGCAGAAATGATTCTTGAAATGGGAAAACCAGCTCACGAATTAAGTAAGGCCCAATGGCAAAACATTTACGATAGGATTTCTAAAGACTATCTATGGGTATGAGGAAAAAGAAGGGTCCGGGAGTTAGGCTAAAACTTGGTGATTCTTGCAACGGTAGTGGGCTTCGCCGCCCTGATGAAAACGACGTTTCAAATACTGATGTTTTATTAAAGCTTAGAACCCGGGCCCTTAAATACGGCAATATTAAAAACCGCCGCACTGCCCATGACTTCCTAGACTGGATCACGCTCCAGTGGCTTGAAGGAAAGAGCCAGCACCAAACCATCGAGCAGTCCTACAAAGACTTCTTAAGAAAATTCCACGGTGTAGAGCGCGCTGAAGCTCACCAAAAGCGCCAACAAAAAGACTCTCACACAGGCGTTCGCACCAAGGTCAGATCCCTAAACGAGCGCTTCATCGGCGGCTGGGTCGAAGAGGGATTAAATCTTAAACGTAATCCAAAACGTGAAGTCACAGATCTCACCATCCTCTCCATGATCCCAGACAAACGCCACGACGAGATCAGAGACTACAATCAAAAGTGCCAAGACCTAGAGCGCGTACTTACCATCATCCACAAGCACTTTACCGAGCGTGAGCTTCTCATCATGAGACTAGCCATCCAGTGGAACTTCAGCATGCTCGAGATCTCCAGACTCTTTGGCGTTAACGAAGCACGCATCCACCAAATCTTTCACGAGATCATTCCACGTATTCAAAAACTCAAAGTTAAGTACAAGATCAAGTAATGTTCAATCAATCCAAGTTCAAATCCGTAAAGACTCAAGTCTCCGGTATCTGGTTCGCCTCCAAATTCGAAGCCCTCATCTATCAACAACTTCTATTACAACAACGTGCAGGCATCTATACCGAGATCCAATGCCAAGACACGGTGCATCTAACCGACGCAAGAATCATCTACAAACCAGATTTCAAATGCACAAAGCCAGACGGATCTTTTGAATGGATCGAAGCAAAAGGATTTGAAACTCCAGAATGGAGGATTAAACTCAAACTCTGGAAGCACTACGGCCCAGGCACTCTCGTCGTTTACAAAGGCTCCACAAGCAAAGGCTTCACAATCGAAACCATCACGCCTAAACAATCCTCATGAAGTTCACATTCACCATAGAAGCCGACCACGAAGAACAAAACGATCTTCAAACCTACATCGATGCCGTCTCTACAATGTGCTTCAATGAAGAGTTCGAACAACACCTAAGAGCACTCACCAAGTACCCACCTGAAGGCTGGTCAGACCAAACTCACGAAGTCGTCGAAGAAATCAGATCCAAATGGTACGAACTCAAAGCAGCTGCGAAAGACTAAATGAAAAAACCAAAGATCGACTGGACAGAAGCCACTAAAGCCATCGAATACGCATACGACCAAGGTGCTATCACCTCTCAAACACGCGCTCGCTTCTTAGACTTCATCGAAGATCAAACTAAAATGGAACAAAGCGTTAAACAAAAGCCATTGAAAGAATCAAAACAGTAACGCATCCTGGTATTGCCGTAGCTGTAGCTCGGCGAACAGGAGACCCGTGGCTTCTGATATACCAGTCCATTGTTTATACGATGCTCTCGTTCCCGTTTCGGAATTGAAACTAAATCCAAAGAACCGAAACAAGCATCCAGGAACTCAGATCGATCACCTGGCTAGGATTATGAAACACAACGGAATCAGGCGATCCGTTATCGTATCCAAACGCTCAGGCCTTGTCGTCGTAGGCCATGGGAGAATCCAAGCCATGGAGCGCCTCGGTATGAGGAACATCCCCGTTCAATACCAGGACTACGCATCGGAGAATGAAGAGTACTCGGACGCCGTAGCCGACAATGCAATTGCTCTACAGGCCGAGTTAGACCTATCCGGTATCAATCAAGACGTACCTGATTTAGGACCTGATTTTGATATCGACCTGCTAGGTATTAAAGATTTCGTTTTAGATCTAGCCGAGAAGCTAGAGCCTCAGTGCGACGAAGACGAAGTTCCTGAAACCGTCGAGGCACGCACTAAGACTGGCGATATCTACAAGCTTGGACGCCATCGCCTTCTATGTGGGGATGCTACTAAGATCGATGATATCCAAAACCTCATGGGAGAAGATCGAGCGGATATGGTCTGGACAGATCCTCCATACAACATAGCTTATGAAGGAAAAACCAAGGACGCTCTCAAGATTCAAAACGATGAGATGAGTGCGGATAACTTCTACCAGTTTCTCTACGACGCATATTCCAATATGCTCATGTTCACGAAATCAGGCGGATCTATTTACGTAGCTCATGCGCATACGGAATCAGCGAACTTCCACAAAGCTATGGTAGATTCCGGATGGAGCTTAAAGCAGTGCCTTGTTTGGGTTAAGCAAACCCTCGTGATGGGTCGTCAGGATTATCATTGGAAGCACGAACCAATCCTCTATGGCTGGGCACCGGGAGCCTCACATAATTGGTATGCAGACCGTAAACAAACAACCGTCCTTGAGTTCGATCGCCCATCTAGAAACGCTGAGCATCCAACCATGAAGCCTATCGAGCTGATCGTGTATTGCCTTAACAACTCGTGCGCCCCACAGGGCCTTGTACTCGACCTCTTTGGTGGTAGCGGGTCAACCCTAATAGCCTGTGAAAAAACAGAACGTAGGGCTGCTCTAGTGGAGCTAGACCCTAAGTACTGCGATGTAATCGTTGCTCGTTGGGAAAAATATACAGGCAAAAAAGCAGAGCTTATAACATCGGAGCAAAACAATGGCTAAGATGGGAAGAAAACCAATTGAGATAGATGTCGCTTTGATGGAAAGACTAGCTTCGATTCATTGCACAATGGAAGAGATGGCTTCTATCTTAGGCACATCTGTAGATACTCTAGAGCGCAGATATGCGGAGAATATAAAAGCCGCTAAGGATAAAGGTAAGAGCTCGCTTAGGCGCTTGCAGTGGGCCGCCGCTCAATCTGGAAACGTCACCATGTTGATCTGGCTTGGTAAACAATTATTGAATCAACGCGAGAAGTCAGAAGAGACAATCGTTCAAACGAACATCAACATGGAAGGCTTCTCGTTTATCGAACCTAAAGAGAGCGGCCCTGTTTAAGATCATTTGGTCACCACTGAAGCATCAACGCCCTGCGTTCTTATCTGATAAGCCTTACGTTGGGCTTGTCGCTGGTTATGCGGCGGGCAAAACGGACTGGCTGTGTCATAAGCTTTTAAGATTAGCTTCCCAGAACTACGGTCTGCCTGGCGGGATTCTTTGTCCCGATCTTAAGATGTTCAAGCGAGACGTCTGGCCTACGTTTGAAGCGATCAAACAACGAAACGGTCTTCGTATCCAGTACGAGCGCATGGACGGCTATATCAAAATCCCGGAGACCCGCTCCCGCATTTGGATCTTTCACGATCAAGACAAGGGGGAGTCTATTCGTGGACCAAACCTAGCGTATTTCGGAATCAACGAAGCGACCCTCATTAGCCAGGAAGGATTCGAAGCGGCTATCGGTAGGGTTAGGCTTCAAGAGGCAAAGGTTCCTCAGATTGCATGGTCGGGCACGCCGGAAGGATTCAACTACATCTATAGGCAGTTCATCGAGAAGGCCCGTACCGACTCACTTGTCGTCTTTGGAAAGACCCGTGACAACCCGCATCTTCACCCAAGCTTTATTCAAAGACTGCAGGAGACCTACGATCCAATTCTTTTGGAAGCCTACCTCGAGGGAAAGTTCGTAAACTTCACTGGTAACCAAGCGGCCTACTCCTTTGACCGGGCCAAGCATGTAAGGCCGATTGTAAGAGACCTCGGTGCTCCGTTGTGGGTCAGCATGGATTTTAACGTCAACCCCATGAGTGCTGTCATCTGGCAGCGTGTGCCCATCCAAACTACGGGTCACCACATTGAAGCGATCGATGAGATTTGTCTGAACAGCAGCGACACTTACGAGATGGCGAGAGTTCTTCGCGACCGATACGGCACGGCGGTTACGATATTTCCGGATCCAGCTGGCAATGCACGCTCGACTAAATCCCGTGGTCATACTGATATTTCTATCCTCCAATCAGAAGGCTTTAAAGACGTTAGATTCAAACGTCGAATCCAATCCGTTCGTGATTGTCTCAACGCTTTAAACTCCATGCTAGCCAAGGGCCAGATTGCCATTGACCCTAAATGTAAAAACTTCATAGCCGATCTAGAGCAATGCACTCTTAAGTCTGGTGGCTTAGACATCGATAAGTCAGACCCAAACCGGACCCATTGGCTAGACGGTGCCAAGAACATGGTTGAGTATGAGTTCCCATGCGTGAGACCATTGTCTGCAGTAGGGGTGTCTAACTATGCTTGATCGCCAAAAACTAATTGAAGCAATCTATTCTACCGACAACCAGGAAAGAATTGCCGGCGATCGTGAACGATACATGGTCTTTAACGGCAGAGTCAGAGAGTCCATTCGTAAGGCCATCGAAAAAGAATTCCTGTTAGCAGACACCATCCGTGAACTCGTTAACCGAGTCATTCCTCTAAACATCACGCAGAAGATCGTAAAGAAACTTGCCACCGTTTACAAAGAAGAGCCAAGGCGTGAAGACCTAAACGGAAACGAATCTGACACTGAGCTTCTAGAGCAGTACGAAGACTGGCTCTCTGTCGATCACGTCATGATGGGTGCCAACCAACTCTTTAAACTTACAAAGAACGTAGTGCTTGAAACCTACGCCCACAAAGGAACTCCAAGACTTAGGGCTCTAGCTTCCCACACCTACACGCCTTACAATGACGATCCCATTGATCCAGTCACACCCACTGCCATCATTAAACACATCTCATTTGGTTCAGTGGATAAGGCTGATGATCAACACGTAGTCTGGTCTGACACTGAGCATTTCACAATGAACGGCCGTGGTGAAATTCTTCCCAACGCTCAGAATCCAGACAACGTAAACCCATACGGCGTTATGCCTATGGTCTACATCAATGAGTCAGACGATAGCCTCTCTCCAATCTCTGATGACGATCTCTTACGCATGCAAATCGTGATCTGTTTACTACTGACCGATCTTGCATTCGCATCCAAGTACCAAGCATGGTCCATCATCGCTTTGATTAACGCGACCACTGAGAAGATGAGCTTTAATCCAAACTCAGTGATCACTCTTGAGTCTCGTAACGGTGCTGATCCAGACATCAAGGTGATTAAGCCCGAGCTTGATTCAGATGCTTTACTTCGCTTAATTGAATCTTTACTAGGCATGCTTCTCACCACGAAAAATCTTAGTGTTGGTGCCGTCACCGGAGAAGTCACTGCACAACAAGCTGCCAGCGGTGTGGCTAAGGTTTTAGATTCTGCCGAGTCTACTGAAGACAAAGAGATCCAAACCCTCTACTTTAAAAAGGCTGAGAAAGAGCTCTGGGCAAAGCTTGCGCACTTCATGATCCCAGTTTGGCTAGACAATGGAATGCTTGAGCCAGAGTTTGCTGGACGCTTTAGTGATGAGTTCCAACTCTCCATTAACTTCCCTGATCAAAGACCAGCGATCACCGAGAAGGATCGTTTAGACATCGAAGTGACTAAACTTAAAAATGATTTAACCACGCACCACTTAGCCATTCAGGAGTTAAATCCAGATTACACTAGTGATGAGGTTGATCAGGTGCTCAATGAGATTAAGGCTGAGAAAATGGCGATATTGGAAGCAATGATGCCGCCTCAAGACGGGGTTTCTCTAGATGGCTTACAATCTCAAGTTTGAGATCGACGTAGTGAACCTGTTTAACAACACAACCTCTTCAAATGCATTAAAGCGTGCGGCTGCACCCACACTTTCAAATGCATCCTTTCGCCGTGAGTTTGGCCGGCGTGTTGTTGATCGCATCACTGAGAGAACTCAAGACGGGATTAATAAGAACGGTAAAGCGTTCACCAAGTATTCTAAGTCTTACAAAGAATCATCGGTGTTTGAGATTTACGGAAAATCCTCAGACGTCAACCTCACCCTCACTGGAGAAATGCTTGCATCACTGGATGTTAAGTCTACTCCAGCTCGTAAAGTCGTTATTGGGTTTCAATCAGACACTCAAGAAGCAAAGGCTCACGGCCACATCTTTGGTGGTGGTTACAAAAAGAGTCTTCCTGTTAGGGACTTCTTTGGTCTTCCCGTTAAAGAGCAGCAAGAGATCCTTAAAGAAACCATGAGAGACTTTAACTCCCCCGTCACAGTCTTTGATCTTCCAGAGACTGAGCCTACTCAATCAGGTGGTGGCACCGGGTTTAACTTCTAATGGCAATTAATGTTAAAGTTAAAGGATTAGAAAAGCTTCGAGACGCACTACAGAAGAGCTTCACAGGTACCTTCAATGCATCCTTTAATCTCATGCTCGCTAAGAAGGCTCGGGATATCATTTATAAAAGGACCAAAGCAGGTCGTGGCGTAACCGCTATAGGTCCGAGAGCACAACCAGCAAGGCTTGCTAGGTTATCAACTCCATACGTTGAGAGAAGAAAAAGAACCGGTGTAACTGGTCCATTCGGATCACCTGGTAAATCAAACTTAACTTATTCAGGTCAGATGCTTGAAAGCATTAGAGTCCAAGCTAGCGCAAGAGGCTTTAGGGTTGAGATTCCAAACACTAAGAGAGCCAACTCAAACTTAAGTAATTCACAGGTAGCACAACATGTTCAAGACAATGGCCGTCCATTCTTTGCGCTGACAGAGGATGAGATCCAGATTCTAGTCCGTGAAATAGAACGAGAAGTCAGAAAACTTACTCGACGAAAACTGTAGGGGAGTGAATAATATGAATGAGTCCACCAGTGGGGACAAAACGGCTTCCAGTGGAGCTGTCGATAATCAGGAAAATACTACCGTAGCCAGTGGTGACGGAAAGTATCCAGCCGAGTTTGTGGAAAAGCTTAAGCAAGAAAAGCTCAATCAAGCCAAAGCATTAGCAGCGGCGAGACAAGAGCTTAACGACCTTAAGAACTCCGTTCAAACGCGGGAACAACAAGAGCTAGAGCAGAAGCAGGAGTACAAGAAGTTGTACGAAGCTGAGAAGGCACGAGTGGAGAGCATTCAAAAAGAATACTCCAGTGTGCAGGAACAGATTCGCGCAAACAAAATGGCTACTGCAGTTCGTTCTGAGCTTATCAAACTTGGACTTGATGAGACCCATGCTGAGACTGCGCTTAGACTCGTGGACAAAAACTTGGTGAACATTGATCCCGGTACGCAAATTGTTGTTGGTGCGGATGAGGCGGCTAAACAGTTCCACGCGAAGCATGCGGCATTAGGCTTCTTTAAGCGGTCTATGCCTGGTGTGAACCATGCGGCTACTCACTCGGTTGAACCTGGAAAGACGGACTTCAGCAAACTTTCGCAGACCGAAAAAATTAAACTACTAAGCGGGCAACGTCGAAGGACGTAGGGGTCTCGCAAACTAGGGGGAATAAATGGACCAAATTATCAGTCAATCCGAGATCTCTGATGTATCGATGGAGTTGATCCTTTCCATCGTTCAAACCGAACTTAAAGAACAAATGGTTTTGGCACCTACGCTGTCTGATTACTCTGCGTTGGTTGGCCCTGGAATGAAGTCTGTAAAGATTCCTCGCGCAGTTGGCGAGTTCGTTGCTGAATCCAAATTGCCAGCAACCAAATACACAAGCCAATCTTTGAGCTTCACCACTGATGCTTTAGAGCTCAGCGAAAAAGGCATCTTGTCTGAGATCGAAGATATCGCATCCCTTCAAGCTAACATCGACTTAGTCGGTGAGGTTGCTCGCCGTATGGCTAGCGAGCTTGCTTTGAAAATGGACCAAGATTTCTACACTCAGATGAAACTGACTTCTGCTTCCAGCCCAGATCATCGCCGCGCCTTTGACAACGGATCTACCCTTGGCAAAAACGATTTCGTTTTGGCTAAGAAACTTCTCCGTCAACAAAGCGTTCCTATGACTGACGGCCGTTTGTTCATGGCAATCTCTCCAGAGCGTGAGTCTGATATTTTGAAACTTGCTGACTTCGTTGATGCTGACAAATGGGCTTCCGGCTCTGAAGCAGCTAAACTCAACGGCGTTATCGGTCGTGCATACGGCTTCAACATCGTTGTTTCTAACACTGTCGAAGACGCAGCAGTCATTGCTTACCACTCTTCACATGTTGCTTGGGCTCAACAAATGGCTCCTCTTTTCCGCACACAGCCTAAGCTCTCGGTTGGTGGATTTGAGACGTTGTTACAAGGTGTTTACGGATCCAAAGTATTGGATCTCGGCAAGCGCGCAGTCCTCTTGGGCTCTGCATCCTAATTAAACTAGGGGGCGGCAGTAATGCTTCCCCCTAACTTTGGAGAAAAACATGTTTAGAAAATTAGAAAAAGTCTCTCGTGAATACCTCTACGATTTCGCAGTTCAAGGCGGCGCTGTCGGCGCTATCACCTTGGTCCCAGTAGGCCCAAACACTGCTGCTTTGCCTGAAGGCTTCTTGGTTGAAATGGTTACCGTTGTTGCTGAAGCTGCACTCGTTGCTGCAGGCGGCACTGTAACTTGCGGTCCCTCTGTAGACTCCGATGGCTACCTGGTTGATATGGTTGCTGCACTCGGAACAATCGGCAGCGTCGTTCGCTCCGGTCAATCTGCAGGCGCTTTGTTGTGGGACAACACCAATGATGCAGAAATCACCTACCGTGTAGGCTCTGCAGCAAACACCCAAGACGTAGTTCTTCAAGTTGGCACTGCTGCAATCACTGCAGGCAAACTTCGCGTACGTGTAGACGGTGTGTTCCCTACTAGCCGAGTAGTTGGTTAAGGACACAACGTGGCTTCCCTGACGGTTGCACCTAAGTTCGTAACTTCTCCGTCCAAGGAAGGACTGACTAGAGCAGTACTTGCGTATCAACTTCGCAGGGGAGCCACTGTCCGTATCATCTCAATCCAACAAGAACAGGAATCAGGTAACTGGGTTGCCTGGTTCCATGACGAGACAAATACTCTGCCTAGAATGCCTACAGTTACTCGGGGGCGATAAATGGCAATTAATTATTTCCCCACTCGGGGCGCTCTAGACGACAGAGAAAACGAAGCGTTTGTCTTAATCGATGACCGCTTCTACAAAGCCGCTCTAGTCCAGCCTGATCCAGCAGGGCCGTCGTTCCCAGTCTCAGTAGTAGATCCAACCAACCAAGTAGTATTAAACAAATTCAATTCAGTTACTGCTCTTGCTTCTGGATCTGAAACCGTTGTCACAACTTACACAGTTCCATCAGGTAAGCGCGCATTTCTTCAGCTTGCCCAAGTTACAGGAAACAACGTCTGCATCTTTAGAGTGAAGCTTAACTCTACGATCATTGCAGTGGATAGACTTTGGTGGACCAAGTCCGTTTCATCACAAATAGATTTTATTTCCTCAGCTCGTCTTGGACCTGTCGCAGTCGCTGGAGACGTAATCGATATTACGGTTGAACATTCACGTCCTTACGTCGGAGACTTTGAAGCACGAATGATCATTGTAGAGGAGACCTTATGAACAGAGACGAGCTTGAACTTGAGTTGATGCAAAAAGAACTGGAAAGAGACCGCGTGTCTTTGGCCGCTAAAGAAATGGCGTTCAATATCTCTGGACGTAAAGCAGATATCAGAAGGTTAGAATCAAACATCAAGGTTCAAGAAGCTAGAGTTTCTGAACTCTCAGAGACGATAGAAGGCCTAAAAACACGGATCGAGTCACTCTCTTAAGGAGATATCATGGCAGATTTTAACGGCGCAGCATTACCAGTAAGAACGTTTGCAGATGCAGACGAGCGTTTACAAACTAAATTAGTTGATTTCACAACCCCTGCTCAAGGTGCAACCATCGATGCAGATGGCCTTTTGCACATCGAAGTTCACGGAAATAACCCTGCTGCTGGGGATGAAACCCTTCGCTTGTCTGAGCTTGGATCGGCTTCTGTTGACGGTATTTACCATGCAACAGATAACTCTGATCCATCACAAGTTGGTTTGGTTGCTTCTGTTCGTGCAGCATCTCCTGCAGACACGGATCAAACTCAGCGCCTGACTGCAGTTACTAACGGCAACAAGCGTTTGCTCGACGTTGCAATGCATGACGAAGACGGCGCGATCTTCTCTGATAGCAACCCACTGCCTGTGTACATGGCTGCTGATCCAGGAACTGAAGTTCAAAACTACGACACTCAGTCTGCTTTAGCTTCCGGCGGTACTGACAACCATGACTACGCAGTTGCTTCTGGAACCTTTGAGCTTCACCAAGTTTACTGCAGCGCTACTGGCAAAGGTAAATACACGGTTCAATGGTCTAGTGATGGCGTTGCTTTCACGACTTTGGCTGTTGGTTTTGGAACGGCTGCGAATCCAAACGTTGATATCAAGTTTTCTCGCCCATACAACCGCGCTGGTAGCGGCACGGCACTGATTCGCGTCATTCGCCAAAACAACGAAAACCAATCTCAAGACGTTTATTCCACAATCGTTGGAGTGTTGAAATAATCCATGGCTGATTTAACGGACCTGCAAGCTGCAACTACAGTTAAACTCGCGGGGGCAAACGCTAGTGGAGTTGAATCAAACTTCATGGAAGTGGACGCCGACCAACGGGCGCAGGTCCGTGTCCCTTCTGAGGGAACTCCAAACGGTACAATCCCTACAACGGCGATTCAAATTGCTGGTAGTGACGGGTTGTTATTAAGAACCGTAAAGACTGATGACGAGGGAAGGCTTCAGGTTTCCGGTATCCCTAACAATGCATCCTTCTCTTATGGTTATGTGCAGACGTCCGCATTAACAAAAACATTAGTGAATGCGACTGTGTACACAGAGCAAACCACGAATGCTCAGCGATCCATTGCGAGTGCCAGTGCGAACGATACAGCGGCCGGGACCGGCGCACGTACTGTTCGCATCACTTACTACACGGCTACATTCACTGGACCATTTACGACAGACGTCACTTTAAACGGTGTAGCTTATGTAAATACTACAGCCACAGACATCTGCTATATCGAGCGCATCGACGTGTTGACTGCGGGAAGTGGTGGAGTCAATGCAGGCATTCTCACCTTGAAAGCTGCGACTGCCGGTGGCGGTGCAACCATTGGGACGGTAGCAGTTGGTAATAACAAAACCATGTGGGCTCACCATTACGTGAAGACCGGCATTGAGTGCTTCATTACAGCTATGTCTGTATCCCACAATGGAACGACCGTAGGTTCTGGAGCTACATTTGTTTTAAATGCGAGAGTTTTAAACGTAGCCAATGCAGCCGATAGACAGATCTCAGACTTTGTTCGCCTTTACGGACAAGCATCCACGTCAACGAGAAGTTACGGATCACCAATCACATTAATTGGTCCGGCAGTCATTCGTGCCTTTGTCACACCTGAAACAGCAAGCTCCACAAATTACAGAGCTAGCTTTGACTTCTTTGAGCCGTGAGGAAAAATGGAATTAAACTACACAGATTTTAAAGCAGTCGTTGAATCTAGAAACATGAGTCTTCAATCCGTTGTGGTGGGAAGTAACCTTTGGTTATCCGCCATGGACGGTGTCTTTAGTGTTACCTGCTTAATCCCTACAGATGTTGAAAACGCAGACAACATCGATTGGGAATCTAACTACGCTTCAAGAGCGAACAAGAGCCCGAAATCTAAAGTCCTCACCGAGTTTGAGCTAGAGGATAAAGTGCTCCGCCTTGCTTCCATTGAAGGAACCTTTGATGTTGATGGATTGTGCGTTCTAGAGATTCTAGTCCCAGGAACCTTTGACCCGTTCAATCCAAGTCGTTTGATTGCCCAGGCCTACTTACTAGAAAACGTCTTTGGCTGGGGTGATAGACTCATTGAAGTAAACATCGTCGATAAAGACAACGTCATTGGTTATGGTGCCAACACAGTCATTGAGATCTACCATGACGCTGAAGTGCCAGCTGCAAACAAGGGCTGGAGATTCTATCCAACTGAGCAAGGCATGGGTGAGATCGAGATCGAACCAGTGGGCGGCTTTGGTCGTATCCCTGGTGGCGTGTACATCCAGGCTAAGGTCCAGCGTGCGGTAGGAAACACAGCGACTAAATTAATTGCAGACGTTTGGTGGGGCGCACCAGATTCGACAGATCAATGATAGTCGGTGATATTCTTCTCACTAGAAATAATAAAGGTTTACTGAATTGGTTGATCAGAAAACTAACCAACTCAGTCTTCACGCATAACGCTACGGTATTCTTTTACCAAGGTGGAACGACCTCTGTGATTGAGGCCAGTACTAGCGTTAAGGTTGTGCCGTTCACTAAGAACTATCAGGATAATCCCGATGAGTCTTGGTTTGTCGTTCGGGTTAAGACTGCCAGTGCTGAACAGATTCAGCGGGCTCTAATCTCTGTCTGGTGGCAATACTCAGGCAATCCTTATGGAGTATTCCAACTCATATGGTTTGTCTGGCGCTGGATTAACGAGAAGTTTGGCAGAGATATTCGATCTAAAAAGGCGTGGTTCCCAGGTGGGCAAATCTGTTCAGAAATCTTGTGGCACTACCTAGATCGCCTTGGAGTTCCTGAGATCACGAAAGCGGTACGTCAGTGGAATTCTGATAGCGTACACGTGGAAGACTTTCATAAACTATTTAAGTCTATGCCAGAACACTTTGAATTTATCGGTGGCGTATGGCGGGCGGGGGATTAAATGCTTCATAATTGGATTCGAGTTTTCTACTCAGACAACGGAGTTCTTACAGACTTCTCTATAGAAGCGCAAAACAACGCCGACACTATCCCTCTAGAGTTAGTCGCTGGCCAAGACTACGTCTACGTAGGTCAATACTTTCCATTTAACAATCTCTTCTTTCAGCTTGATACGGCCAACACCGTGGCTTCGGTCATGAGTGCGCAGTATTGGGATGGAAAGGTGTGGAGAGACGCGGTTGATTTCATCGATTCGACTAAGCTTTTGGGTAAGACGCTTGCTCGAAACGGTGTGATTCAATGGTCTCCTGACAGGCAGTATAGCTGGCTTAAAACAGAAGACACGACTGACAGGGGAGCACCGACTGAGCTTTCCACACTTGAGATTTACGAGCTTCATTGGATGCGTCTTAAAGTCTCTGTGAACTTAAGTGCAGGAACAATCGTTAAAGATTTAGGCTACGCATTCACGGCAAACCACATGCTATCTTCTATTGATCCTGAGATTAATGAATACTTGGTTCCTTGGGGTGGGGTTTCGAAGACTAACTGGGATGAACAGATTCAACTTGCTAGCACTCATGTGGTTGCTGATCTTCGTAGCCGCGGCCTTATTGTCGCACCTGGTAACGTCCTTAGATTTGATGACGTCTCTCTAGCGACTGCTTATCGTACGTTGCAGGTCATTTACTCACGCCTTGGCGAAGCATTTGATGCTCGCAAACAAGATGCCCAAGACAATTATGAAAAGCTTTTGAATCTTAAAGGTTTCACGTTTGATACGAATAGAAATGGTTTAGCAGAGAAGCAAGAGATCGCAGGGACTACGGCAGGGCTTGTTAGATGAGTGCAATTTCTATTGCTTATGACAATCTTCTAACTGTGGTTCAAGCGGCTTTGCCAAACCACAAAGAGCTTATCAATCCGTACGCTCCCGAGCTTAATGATGATCTCACTTATGAAGCTGCATGGGGTGTAGCATTTGCTGACGGATTAAACACAAATCGCGTCGTCGGTTGTGACATCTCAATGCAGAGAAGCATGCTTGTTACGATCTGCCGTAAGGTAAAGGCTGGGACTTTGAATCGTACGGCTGACACGATTACAATCAGACGCACCGCAGAGAAGAATCTATTTGAGGATTTGTATCAGGTGATCAACGACTTTGAGAACTCACCGACTGTGAACAATTCTAATCCAATCATTAAAACAGTTTATGAGGCAGACTCTGGCCTTGAGTTCATCCGTACAGAACGTCACGATTTGATTATGGTGCGTGCTTCATTTCGCATCGAATACTTTGAAACATTGACCGCATAAACAGGGGTAAATTTAGGGGGATCCGAAAATGGCAGAGACCACGAGAAAATCAGTCCTAGCGATTGTAAAAGAATCAACTGTGGGGACAGCCGTTCTCCCTTCAGCGGGCACCGACTTCGTTACGTTGCAAGACGGCTTCGAGCTTGTGCCTGAGTTTGAGACACTTGATAACAATGAGCTTTCTCCAAACGTAGGATCTAAAGCTCCTATTTTAGGCATTGAAGCTCCAACTGCTTCTGTCTCTCACTACTTCCGCCACTCTGGCACAGAAGCTACGGCTCCTAACTATGATGAATTGATCGAGTGCTCCATCGGCGAAAAGGTAGCCGCTCATGGCACTGAAAGGGCTTTAACTAGCGGATCAACGGCAGGAACATCATCCGCTGCCGCAACATTGGTTTTCAATACTGGCCACGGCGCTGACTTCCAACGCGGTAAAGCAGTTTTGATTAAAGACGCAACCAACGGCTATTCGATCCGTAACATCGAATCCATGGCCACTGACACTGCCACTCTTGGTTTCAACCTAGCTGCAGCTCCCGCATCTGGCGTGAATACTGGTAGGGCAATTTTGTACAAGCCCGCAGACGTCCCTCCTTCTTTGACCATGAGCTTGTACCGTGGAAACGGCGCGGCACTAGAAGTGATTGCAGGTGCGCGTGTTGCTGAGATGACTGTCGAAGCGACTGCCGGTGAGCTTTTAAACATGAGCTTTAGCCTTGAGGGAACAAGCTATCGTTTCGATCCAATCGAGATTACCGCTTCTACTGACACCATCGACTTTGATGATGGCTCTGTGAAAGTGGCAACCGTAGCTGCAGCTCTTTACAAAGATCCATTAGAGTTGGCTGAGGCTCTCCAAACTGCGATGAACTCTGTGAGCTCTGGCATCACGGTTGTTTACAACTCTCGCGGAGCATCTGCTGGTAAGTTCACGATCACTAAAGCATCTGGCACGTTGTCTCTTTTGTGGAACACAGGTGCAAACACTGCACAGACCATTGGCACTAAGCTTGGCTTCTCTGTGGCCGCAGATGACACAGGTGTTTTGACCTATACCTCCGACAATGCCCAGGTTTGGTCTGCTCCATACACACCTAGTGCTGACGCTAATGCTAACCCATTGGTGGTTAAGGCTAGTGAAGTGATGATCGGTGACTTTGATGATTATGGATGCAGCGGTGCGCAAAGCTTTACGTTGACGGTAACGAACACTTTGCAAAACGTGATCGATATCTGTGAGACCTCAGGTGTTGCAGAAAAGCTTTTAAGTGCTCGTGAAGTTAGTGCTGACGTCGTTTTGACGCTTGCACGTCATGATGCTGAGAAGTTTAAGAAGTTTAGAAATGGTGATGATATCCGCTTCGCTTTCAATGGCGGTATTAAATCCGGTACTAACTGGGTTGCTGGTCGTTGTGTGAACGTTTACATGCCACAAGCCAAAGTATCGGCTTATTCTGTTACAGATACAGACGGCATTGTAACGATCGAAATGACTCTAACTGCTTTCGTTCCAGCTAGCGGATTGGGCGAGGTTTTTGTAAACCTATTGTAGTCCTGCTTGTTCAAATTGTAGTAATTCCATCCATAACGGGGTTAGGGACCGATGAGTTCCTGGCCCCGTTTAGGTTTAAGATATAAGATTTATTTACCCTGCATAGTGCAGGGCTAGGGGAGTTGCGATGAGCGAAGACAATAATTTAGAAGCGAACACTAATGTCGGCGTGAGTCGCACTGTCTCTGGCGACAAACTCACCTTCTCCCCTAAGGTTTGCGAAGGCGAAGGCGCAGCATTCTCTGGTACCGTTACCGTTCGCATGCCCACATTCCCCGAGCATTTCGCTTTGATGGATGAGCTTGATCTTGAAGTTGATGAGCTTGGAAACGTAAAGACCGGTAAGCACCAACTCAAAATGTTTGGAAAGCTCGCCTCGAAACTCCCGAACTATGTTGTTAAATTTGATATCACTCACCTTGAAAGCGGCGACAGGGCTCAATCTTTAGAAGCTGCATGGGTAAATCGTAGCTTTGATCCAGTCATGAGTGAGCTCACAGCTGAGCTTCTTAACGGGTTTAAGCCCTCAAAAAAGTAATATCCGCCGTGAGACTTCAGACTCGTTCAGCCATGAAGGGTCATGGTCTTCGCACGGTGGCGTATGAGATTGTTTCAGAATTCATGCACATCCGTCATCTGGCTGAGCTTGGGTATCAGTTCGACCCATCAAGGTTAAGCGTTCACAAAGCAAATCTATTTGTTACCATCTCTGAAGAGATTGCAAAGGTTCAAGAGCAGGAAGCTAAACGCAAATCCAAACGCTAGGGTGGGTAACAGATGGCAGATGTATTTTTTGAAGTCAGCGCCGATTTTAGCCAAGCGGTTAAGGAAATCAACGGCTTCTCTAAACAGGCCGCCTCTTCTGCCAAGAACATTGAATCTTCATTCTCAGCTGTCGGAACAGCTATCACTGCAGCCTTTGCAGGTATCGCCATTGGTGGCGTCACCAAAGTATTTAAAGAGATCGTCTCTGCGGGTCTTGAAGCAGAGAAGTCTCAAAAGAAGTTAACCGCAGCCCTTCGTTTGACCGGTGAAGCTTCTGCTGAAAACGTCAGAGCGTTTAAAGAATACGCCGATGCATTGTCTGTTCAGATCGGTGTTGATGATGACGCGATCATTTCTCAAGTTGCATTCCTTAAGTCCTTAGGTGCTACAAACGAACAAGCAAAGACAGTCATCGCTACTGCTGCTGATCTATCCGCAGCATTCGGACAAGATCTATCGACCTCTGTAGAGCAGCTTTCTAAGACTTACCAAGGTTCAGCTGGCACTCTTGCTCGCCTCATTCCTGGGATTAACAATCTCACAAAAGCCCAGCTTGCTAGCGGTGCGGCTGTTGAGCTTGTTCGTAAACAGTTTGAAGGATTGTCGGGTCAGAATGTTCAAGGGGTTGCTGGCGCACTGAACGTCTTATCAATCTCGTTTAACAACTTCTTAAAGCAAGCCGGAGCCGTAGCTCTTGGATCTAGTGCGATTAAGGATGCGATCCTATTACTCTCGGGAGTCTTTCAATCCTTAACCAATACCCTTCAAACGGTAAGTTTTAATGATTTGATCACTGGCATTGCACGTGTTGGTTCGGCATTTGCGATTCTAACCATCGCCTTTCGATCACAAGCAATCCTGACAGCACTTCAATCCATCGCCGGTGTTGGTGCTTCAATCCTTGGTGCACTCATCCCTGGGCTTCGCGCAGCAGCTGTTGGCTTTGGTTTACTTACCACTTCTATTTCGGCAGCAACGATTGCTCTAACGATCTTTAAAGCAGGCGCTACTCTAGGCTTAACACTGTTAATTGATGCGCTGATTCGTGCAAGATCAGAGACAGCAAGCTTTAGCCTAGCCATCCAATCGATTGCGTCTCAAGCAAAGGCCGTGTTTTTAATAGCAGCCCAAGCTGTAGTTGGGTTTGTTTCATCTTCAGCAGCCGCACTCTCAGGACTTCCCGTTGTTGGTGATACTTTCAAAGCAGTAGCAGAGACGGCAAAAGAAATTGGTGCTGGCCTTGGAGTCCGTATTGCTCAAGCAAACACGGAAGCTGGTAGCCTAAGACAAACCACAGAAGACACGGCTGCGAGTGCACAAGTATTAGACCGTGCGATTGCATCAACTGGAAAAGGTGCTGCAGGTCTTGGTAGAAATTTAGCTGAAGCAAGATCAGAGATTCAGTCTGCGATTAAGACATTGAGTGGCGAGCTTCAAAAGGCTAGCTCTACAGCTAGTGAACAGCTCGCATTTGAGTTTAAAGAGCGCATCACTCTAATCAATAAAGCTGCAAAACTAAACGTTATCAGCGGCAAACAAGCTTCTGAACTTCGTGGTCAGGCTGAGCGCGCTGCAATCCTTGCTAGCTCTAAGCTTCAAGAACAAGAAGATAAAGACCGTCTTGAAAAGCTTAATAGGCGCATTCAAGTACTATCAACAAATCCTATTCAGTTAGCGTTTGATAAGATTAAAGCTCCTGATCTTTCTCCATTCATTCAAGATATCGCTGGCGGAATTACTGGGGCACTAAGCATTGCATCTCAAGGTGCAGCTGGAGCAGGAAAACTCTTCTCCAACATCGCAGGCGCTGCTGCTAATGCAATCATCCCAGGTCTTGGACAAGCGGTTGGACCGATTGTTGATCTATTGGCACAAGGTCCGGAGAAGGTGAAAGAGACCTTCACTGCATTCTTCGAGAATCTGCCGACGGTCTTAGAGAACATTATCCTGGCTATACCTGCTTTGTTGGAATCACTTGCCGACGCTATTGGGCCATTGATCGCTAGCCTGATCGAGAAGATCCCTCAGGCTATCGAAGCGTTGTTTGCACGCTTACCTGAGATTGCCGTGGCTCTGATCGAGGGTATGACTAGAGCCGCTTTTGCTTTTGCTTTCCAGATGCCGTTTGTGGCCGCGAGACTGGCTCTGTCATTGACTCTTGAGATGCCTAAGGTCGCAATCTCTTTCATCAACCAGCTCATTAAAGAAGCACCTCGGTTTGTTACCGAGCTAATCAAGTCCATCCCAAGTGCGATCGGTGGGGGAATTGGTGGGATCGGCGGAGCAGTCGGCGGAGTGTTTGGTGGCATTGGGGATATTTTCGGATTCGCAGACGGTGGCCGGATCCCAGATGTGCCTTCTCTTCGTGGTGATCGTGGTCTTACGCGAGTCGATGCCGGTGAGCAGATCTTCTCTCGCGATCTAACCTCTCAGCTTGAGCAGTTCTTAGCTGGCCAAGCACAAGGTTCAAGTCAGCCGATGCAAGTGAATCTAACTATCGGAACTGAGCAGCTAGCCAGTGCGCTCTTCCAAGTAAACCGCCAAGGCTGGAGGACAGCGTAAATGGGTTGCGTACGCATTGCCCGAACAAACTATCTAGATACAGCTCTTCTCGCTTCATACGACGTGACTAGTGAACAAGCTGCATTTCCTGTCGAGAATGCTTTCAATCGCAATCGTCGCTCTAAAGTTTGGAGATCAAACGGATACTTTCAGGTAAAGACTGGCGAAAACGATATCGTGTTTCGTGAATCCACTGGTGTAGATCTGACTGCAAACGTAGCCGTTGGCGAATACTCTACAACGGCAAGCTTTATGACTGCGGTAAAGAATGCGTTGGACGCAGCTGGGGATAGCACTTACACGGTGACTCAGACTTCTTCTCTTCGCTTTCAAATCGTAAGCAATCTGGCAGGCGGGACTGGTTTGTTTGAGCTTAGATTTGGAACCTCTACTGAGATGGCTGCCATGCTTGGCTTTGATGCAACAAATCGTTCTACGGCTGCAACGCAAGTTGGTGATTTCCTACGCATCAACTACCCACGTGAGCGCATCATCTTTGATATGGGCATCGACACGTTACCGGAAAGCTTTTACCTGATTGGCCCACGAAATCAGGCATTAAAGCTTAGCCCATCTGCGGTAGTGAAACTTCAAGCATCGCCCACTGATATCTGGGATGCCCCTCCGTTTAGTGTGACCATTCCTTATAACGACGAGGTCTTACACGTTTACGATATCGACACGACTGCCACCCAAGCATACCGTTTCTGGTCAGTAAGCTTTGAAGACCAAAACCAAAATGGCTACGTTGAAGTGGGCGCATTCTTTCTTGGTACTGAGTTCATCACAACTCGCGGTGGTGTGAACTATCCTTTGAACTCAACACTCAACGATAGAACTACATCGGTGAGAAGCGAGGGTGGTCAAAGCTTTTCAAGCATTCGTGAGAAGACACAAACATTTTCACTTGAGTGGAATGCGCTCACAAAAGTTGACGTCGAAGTGTTTGAGCAGATGTGGGCTGACTACGGACTCGCCTATCCTTTCTTCATAGCGATAGATCGGGAAGAAGCTTTCTCTACAGAGACGGAAAGAAGAATTAAGTTTGTAAAGTTTACGAGCGAGCCTAGCTGGAGTTTGATTGGACCAAACATTTTTAGACTCAGCATGAACGTTCAAGAGGAGTTGTAAAATGTGGAGAGTGTACGGGGAAGAACTTAAAACAGCAGATATTAACGGTGTTTCACTTCGTGTGACTGCACCGTTTATCGCTAAAAAGAACTATGTTTTGCGTGCTTCTCGCGTCTTCTTTATCGCTGTTGGTGACCCTGCTTTCACGGCAATCACTTTTAAAATCTACTCTGACCGTGGCGGCACACCTGGTGCTGTACTAGCTACGAGCACAAACTCTACACTCAAGGCCGACATCATGACGGAAGACCACGGCATCTACTCGTTTTACCAAGAATGGGATGATGTGAACCTTCGCATTGATGAGACTTACCATCTCGTGCCGTTTGTTAGTGGATACACCTACTCGGATACTTCCCTTCTTTTATGGAAGCTTGTTTGGCCGAGCCCGATTTACCGGACTAACGTGGATAACGATTTCAACGATCTAACGAATAGCCCTTATGAGTTCTCATTGGTTGGCTCAAGACTATGAGTTATGCGACGCTGATTTTAGATGAAAAGGTCAGCCACAAATACCTCATCAAGCTTTCACCTTTTCGGAGAGTCACTGGCTTTACGCTGGTTTCTGGTTCAACGTATTCGGTATCGTTTACGCTGGGCGAAGTGGTTGGTATTAGTGATCAGGGCAGCGCTCTCACACAGGCCGGATCATCGACCCTCTCGGCTGGTCAGTTCTTCTTCGATACCGATCTGTCAGTGCTGTATGTCCGACTAGCGGGTGGCCAAAACCCGAACACTCGCTGGGTGATTGCTAACTATGAACTCACCATGGCGACCTTCGACGCCCACTGGTATCGGGTTCCCACAGACAACACAACAAGAACTGTTTACTGGGATCCTGTTGTCATCGAAGAGCCAAAGATCACACGCACTCTTTCAGATACGTTGGCTGGCTATGTTCCCGTGCAGTCTACATCTCTAAAGATCAACAACGCTGAGCACTTCTTAGAGCAGCATCTTGTTGGCTCTAGCTTTTATCGAGCGACTGTTGAGGTCTGGCACTGGATTGATGAGCTTGATACAGCGAACATTAAAAAGATTCTTCTAGGGTTTACCGAAGGCGTTTCCTACGCAGATGAAACGGTGAACTTTAAGCTCAAAGATCAATTCGATTTGTTTACACAAGAGTATCGAAACCCAGTAGGTGATCAGGAGTATTCTACCGCTACATTCCCATCTGTTGATCAACAGTACATTGGAAGACCAATAAGAACTGTTTATGGAATGGTTGATGGGTTTGTTCCTGTAAACATTGACTACGTATCTGAGAACCCTGGGACCTCTGACAACAGAGACTGGGTGTGTGTGAGTGGCCAGCTTTTCTTAGATGAGAAAGCGCCCACAGTTCCCGCATCGCCAACGAGTACGACCACTAGAACTTATGTGACTAGCGCTTCAGGCTTAAACATAGGGGACACTGTCATTTTAGATAGTGCCACCGACTACTATCGGGAGATTACAAATGTATTTCGTGGAACGAATCCATACATTGAGCACGCCGCGGTTGGTGTTGCCCTTACTACAGGTGATACAGTTCGCCGCGGTTTTGTGGGTCACGTTAAAATTATTAAAGATGGCGTAACGCATACAGCTCTCTACGGCAGGGACTACACCTGCAGTCTCGCCTTCGCTGGCACAACCTCTGGTTTTAGTTTCACCACATCGATGGAATCCAATCTTTCCATTGGAACGTTGGACGCAACCGACCGAGTGCTCGCTAGGGTTTACGGCCCGGCGAACTCTCTAACTATGGGCGGCCCTGCGTTTGGAAGTGACTCTGCGATCAGTGGCAACATGGCGACTGCTCCTCAGCTGATACTAGATATGCTTAAGAATCAGTGCGGGCTAACGGATGCGGACGTGAATCAAGCGATGTTCACAGCAGCGCTTTCAGATTCAACGGACACGCTAGGGATTTCGATTCCTGATGCATCAAGTAGCTCTCAAGCAAAGCTAAAAGATTTACTTGTCAAGTATTTAAGGTCTGGACTTTTACGCTTATCTATTGATGAAAACAGAAAGTTTTACATACAATCTATTGAGCCGTTTGTTTCTAACGATGCAGAGATTGATTCTACCGAGATCATCGAAAACTCATTCACTTGGGATATAGACTATACCGATCTTGCATCCCTATTGGTTGTTGAGTACCGGCGCCAAGAGGCTAGCTATTCTCCTGTATCCACAGGAACGAACAACTCAAAGACAGCGTCGAGCACGAGTGATTCTGCTGAGTACTTACACCGTGCAAAAAAGACCACGACTCTTGAGACCCAGCACGTGGACGATACGGAGGCTCAGACGTACGCGGATAGGATGGCCTTTAACTTTGGCAGTCACACCTCGAAGGTAAAGCTTAAGGCTCGCAGTGCGTTTTTTGAGACGCTTATTGGGGACGTGGTTCAGGTTGGCAGGCTTTCCATGCCTGGGGTTGGAACGGATTTAGAGACCTATCAAACGACTTCGATTGTGGTCCAGGCGACTTCCAGGGATATTGAATCAATTGAGTTAACGGGAACGGATCAAAAAGGCATCCAGGATAATTCCGGGAGCTGGTAAACTTTTAACGGGGGATAGACGTGGCAATTAGACAGTATGATTTCTTGGTTTCTGTAGAAACACCAAATACACCGACCGTTGAAGATCCAGCTTCGGACTCATCGGTTGTAAACTCCGGTTATTTAGATGATCGATGGTACTGGGGTGCTTCGGTTGCTGACTATGCGGCAGTTCGTGCTCTCACCTCGACAGAGCGCCGTGACAATCAAATCAGAAATGTTGACACTGGAACATCTCCAGAACTTTGGAAGTTTGATGCAGGTTCTACAACCGCTGATGATGGCATTGCTGTTTTAAAGCCTACGGATATCAACATCGCTGACCCAGGTCGTTGGCACCAACTCTCTACCGGCGGTGGCGGCGGTGGCGGTGGCGGAGCTGCCGGTCTTGACGTAGTTCTCCAGAAGATCAGCTATGAAAAGCTTGGGATGTTCTCTGACCGTGTTGATGCATCCTTAACCGAAAGCTTCACTAGCCCTGTTCCTAACCCAAACAACCGCTTGCTTGAGAACTACACGGCATCTTCTACGAACATTAAATACGTGGTGAATCCAGTTCACGTAAATAGCTCGGATCAGCCGTTTGATACCACAACCAACTGGAGTGCTGGCGGTGCAGCTGCATCGTTAACGACAAGTGTTACTAGAAAAGTTGGAGCAACAAGTCTTCAGTTTGATAAAAACGGAACGAGCACGCTTGCGTTTATCCAGAACACGACAAACAGCTACAACGTAAACGGCAATACGATCTTTTTCATGTGGGTCAACATGCCTTCAGTCACGAACTTCTCGTTGATTGGTTTGACTCTATCTCCTGATGCTGGATTTTCAGCACAAGCTCAGTTTGATGTGACCACTGATTTTGCAGGAAATGCGATTGCAGTTGGTTGGAATCTAATCCGTATTGACGTTTCTGGGACACCGACTGCTACTGTAGGCGCAGGCTGGACTCCTGCTCAAACGGTTCTTGCTACGGGGATTCGGATTCAAACAAGTACAGCAGGACAAACTTACACAGCAATCTTAGTTGATGCGGTTGCGTTCGGTGATTCTACAGGAGCGTTTGTTCAAATCGGAGATAAACTAACTGTATTTGATTCATCAACTCGTGGTGAATTTGTGATTGATTCGTCAAACACAAGCTACCAAGGATCGATCACGATGGTTGCTTCGATGGCATCAAGCTATACAGCTGGCTACGGATCGACTGGACCGTTTGTTCTTCGTAACACTTTGGCTGCTACGGCAGGTGATGGTTTTGCTTCTTCGAACACAGGCTTTTCAGGAACGATTGTTAACACCCAGGAGGTTCGCTCTAAAGACATCTTGGCAGAAAACCAAGGCACTTATGACTGCACGGCTAGTATTGGATTTGATACTCAAAAGAT